GAATATGACCAAGCGGTTATAGATAAAGCTAATAGCGATTTTGATCAGCAAGAAAACGGTTATAAAACTGCTAGACAAGAAGCTTATGGCTCTATTCAAGACCAACTTGATATGCAATATTGGGATGGCGTAAATGGAACTACTACTTGGGCTGAACATATAGCACAAGTTAAAGCTGATAATCCTAAACCTGAATAATTGACTAAGCTTCAAGAAATGCGCCTAGTAGCATTAGAGCGTGCTAATAACAGGTGCGAATGGCCGGAGTGTATTAACTACGACCAAAAATTAGAACTAGCGCATTTAAAAGACATAGGTATGGGAGGTAACCCGACCCGAAAATATGACATAAATAACGTCGCTATGTTATGTAAGTTACACCACGACATTTATGACGGACGTACTATATCATACGCTAAAAGGGAGTACCGGGTACTGCTAAAATCTTACTTAGATTATGAGCGACAATAATTACACTCAAAAAGAGATGACGTCTAAAATTATGTTAGATTTAGAAAAAATATTTGCTAAGTTAGATGAGTTAGCTAAAGATATAAATACAAGGCCTACCCGTGCAGAAATTTACGGGTGGATTATTGCCGGTATATCTATAGCAACACTACTTAACGTTTTAATGTAATGAAAGCGCAAGTAAACCTTTCACAAATACTTCAAGGCGGTTTAGCAGCCTTAGTAGGTTGGTTATTTAAAACCGTAAACGATTTACAACAATTAGTCGCCGTATCGGAAATACAAATACAAAAACTAGAGGAAAATATAGTAGCTTTAGCGTTAAGAGAACGTGAATTAAATTCTGCTATTACGGAAATCTTGATCAAGCTAGGTGGCTAATGTTAGGTAAAATAAAAGATAATATAGGTCTAATAGCTACGGCAATTGCTTTAATGGGTACTATAGGTACCGGGCTTAGTACCGCAGCAGATATTGTTAATACTTTACAGGGTATAGATGACCGTATGAATAATATTGAATACGAATTTACTACATTAAAAGAAAGTACATACGTTCAAAACGATATAGCAGTACTTTATGAAAAAATACAAGACTTAGAAATCGCTGCACAAAACGTAGGCAGATTTAACGAAGAAATGGCTACGCTACAGGCTAACTTATACAACTTAGAGCAAACAGTTAGAGATGGTGGGTTTGATTTAGAGAGATATTATTTACTAGAGAAGTGGGAGTATCAAGACCTTAATGACTCAATGACAAGAGTAGAAACACAAGTGCAAACCGTTACTAATAGTATGTGGGAGCTTAACGATTTAAAAACTAGATTAGCTTATTTAGAGGCAAATAGTCACGGACATTAAAATTATATTATGGATTATTTAATAGGTTTTTTACTAGGTTATTTTTTAAAAGAAGTTAGTAATTTTATTAAAAGAATAAGTAATAGCGAATGGAATAACCGTAACTATTATAAAAAATCTTATAAATGGATAGATTTAGAAGACGACGACTTTATTTAACAGTTTATAAACTTTAATTGTCGTATAAACAGGATATAATAGCCTTAACAAAATAAAGGGGCTAAATATGACACAAATAGACTTCGATACGTTTATTACTGATAAAATGAAAGCACACCCTCGAAAGTTCGAGCAAAAATACCCTAATGAAACAGAAATTATTTTAAAACTAATAAAGCAAGCATTAGATAAAAAAGGCGAAGAATTCGCCTATAGATATAATTACTTATCCATTGCAGAATATTGTTATGAGGTTTTAGGTTTTACTATGGTAAGCAAAGAGGGTTTACGTAAAATAGTTGCTCGTATTGCTAAAGAAAATAGTTGCGAATTATGAATTTTGATGAGTATATAAAAAATAGAGAAGACATACCTACAACTAACGGTAAAACCCCTAAACCTAGTCCGGACTGGATGCCCGGAGTAGAGATGAAAAGCGGTAAAGGTAGTATAACTACTAAAGCTATACCGCAAGGCAACCCTAATTGGAACGAATGGATAGATTTTTGGCTAGGGGACGGCGCTAGTAAAAACTTTTACGTACGCGAAGACGAGCCGGTTAACTTTCGTACGTGGCAGGGTTGGGGTAAAGAGGGTATACAAAACCTTTATTATTTTAAAGCTAACCTATACGCGCGTAAAGATATGGGTTATGAAGATAAAGATTTAAAAAAGTTAGTTAGTAACGCTAAACGTAAAAAACCCGCTGATCAGCGCAAAAGTAAAAATAAAAAAGCTTTTGTAATATGTATGTCGGATTGGCAAGTCGGCAAAGAGGGTACGGAAAATATGTTAGATAGATATTACGACGGCTTAGATAGGATAGCGGAACAAATAAAGTTCCTTAAACGTAAACATAAAGACCTAGATAAGTTAATTATTGCGGGCTTAGGCGATTTAGTTGAAAGTTGTAGCGGACATTACCCTATGCAAACTTTTACAACCGTTTTAGACGAACGTCAACAAAAAACACTAGCTCGGCAGATGTTATTAGACGCTTTTAATAGATTTAGTAAAGACTTTAATGAGGTACTAGGCCTGTGCGCTTTAGGAAATCACGGCGAAAAAAGATTAGGCACTAAGGCCTACACGACTTTCGGGGATAATAAAGACGGCGAGTTATTTGATGAGGTAGCGCAGGTTTTAGCAGCTGACCCTAGTAAAAAGCACGTCAAATTTACTATACCGGGTAATAGCCTTGCTTATAGCTTAGAAGTCTTACCGGGTACCGTATTAACGCTAGCACACGGCCACCAAGCTAAACGAGGAACGACACCGGCCGCCCGTGTTGAAAATTGGTTTAATAAAATGGCTAGTAAGCAAAGTAAAGGTGGTTTTTACGCTACTAATGTTTTATTAGTAGGCCATTACCACCACCATTGGAGTAAAGAAAATGAACGTTTACTACTAGGCACAACGACGATAGACGACGGTAGCCAATGGTTCGAGGAAGGTGGCGGGGATAAAAGTTTACCCGGTATAACTACCTTAGTTTTACATAGTAAAAAAGATTTAAGAAAATGGAGTGATATAGAGATATTATGAGTACTAGACGAGGAAGTAGTAAGTGGTATTTAGAACATTGGAGCCACGCTTTAGGTAATCAAGACGATTTAATAATTATGAACTTTAACGGCGAGGGTAGGGCGCGTATAAATAAAGAAGTTTTACCTGCTTTTACATTGTTAAATATGTGTTTAAAAGACGACGATTATATAACGCAAAGGAAAACTACCGGCGGTTTTAATTATAGAAAAATAGCAGGTAGCGACCGTTATAGTTGCCACGCTTACGGTTTAGCCGTAGATATTAATTGGCAACTTAACCCGGTAACGCGCGACGGAAGTATAAAAACTAATTTTTTAGATAGTACGATTAATAATATTTTAAATATTAAAACGCAGGACGGGTTACCTATATTTAGGTGGGGTGGTAACTATAACAGTTACAAAGACCCTATGCACTTTGAAATTTATGTAACACCGGCAGAATTAGCCGTAGGTATTATACGAGAAAATTTCGACCAAAAAGAATATATTAAATTAGGTTTAGCTAATAAACCTCTACGTAAAGGGGATAAAGGTAATTCGGTTATGTACATTCAAGAACTTATTAACGAAACTAAAGTACTAAATAAACCTTTAATAATTGACGGCGATTTTGGAAACTTAACGCAAGCAGCCGTTTTAATATTTCAAAAAGCAGCCGGCATAGTAGAAGACGGCATAGTCGGTGCTAATACCTACGCTAAAATTATAGAATTTAAAAATGCTAAAGTTATAAAACGAAAGGATAAAAATGTCAAATACAAAATCGACTAAAAATTGGAAAGCGTACTGGGGCTTTATGTTATCTAAAGCTTTTCGTACAGGCTTGCAAAGTGCTATAAGTTTATATTTAGCAAATAGTACTGGAATAATCGACGCCGACTTATTTGAACTATTAGGAGTTGCTTTTCTAAGTTCATTTATCACGGTTATTCAGCACGCCTTAGAGCAATACAAACCTAAACAAACGTGGTCTTAAAAACCTAAGTAGGTTAACATAATTAAAAAGTGTGATATTACCCCTAAGTAATCATCACTGCCCAAACTAAGAGCCGGATAGCAATATCCGGCTTTTATCTTTTTCAACATAGGGCAAAATTACGTTCTCTCGCTTTTAAATTGTAGCCCTGCTACTAACAGGCGTAACCTTTAAATATAAAGAAATTTACCCGAAAACCTACGAATAAGCTTTTATTTAAAATTAAATAGTATATAATTGTCAGTATTACTTAGGAGGTAAAAATGAAATTATATGAAGTAACTAGTAAAGATACCCTAGCTATAGAGGGTCGTACCTATAGCGCAGTAGATAAAGGAGATAACCTTATACTTACGCACACCGTAGCAAGTAGC